GTACATATTATTTTATCTTTAACTTTTATCCCAGTGCCAGTTACACCTGTGGCTTGTAAGTCTTTAACTTCTGGAGTAGCATCTTCCGAAGGTTTAAAATTTCCTTGGGCATCAATGTGAGGAATAATTTCATCTGCAGACACACCAGAGTTCTTTGCCTGATTAAGAATATAGTTTATCTTGTTTTGCTTTACCATTTCTGAAAGTTTTTCCCCTTCACTAAGTCCTGCACCTAATCTTTTATGTTCTTTTTGTGGGTCTAAGTATCGTCCATATATATCCTTGCCCATTACAGCATCAGACGCTTGTTTTATATCTGCATCATCACCATACTTCTTTTCATATTCTTTCCCTGCATCTTCTCCGCCATATTTTAACATATTAAGTTTTTTAAGTTCTTCAGCACTTTTAATCTTCTGTTCGTCCCTTCTTTCTTTAAGAGTCTTTGAATCAACAACATCTTCAAACCCTGTAGGTTCAGGCTTTCTTCCAAGTAATGCATTACCCATGTAGCCTAATTCTCTAGGAAGTAATCTAATTCTTTCCATAGGACTAAGAGCAGCGTATTCTTGAGGACTCATTCCTAATTTATCTGCGGATGCTTCCATAGCAGAACTTGGGACAGAAAATCCTACAGAAGCATTAGCTAAATCTTCCACAGTCATAGGTCTACCTTGTTGACTTTCAAATGCTGTTGGAGATTTAAATGGAGAACCTAACCCTGATGTTTTTGGTTTATCAGAACCTGTCTCTACTTCTGGAGCTTCTACTTCAGGTGCAACTACAGGAGATTCCGCATTTTCTACATTTTCGTCTTGTACATCTTTATAGGACCCTACATTGGGAGCAAAAACACCAGATGTATCAGGCATAGGTATAACACCTTGTTGTGCTGTCAATAATCCATTCTTTTCAGTTTTACTTCCGCCTTTTTTGTCTTCTACATACTGTATCTGACCGCTGTCTTCCATTTCCGATAACCCTCTAAGAGCCTCTTGTCTCATCTGTTCGTAAGCGGCTAATCCGTTCCATCTAACAACATTAGCAGCTACAACAAGTTCTCCTTTACTTGCTAGAATATGTTGGTCGTCAGCAACTTCTTCTTTGGTCGCTCCCGGAGGAGGATTACCTTCAGAAGCCTCTTCATAATCTTTATCTTCTTCTGGGCTTCCCATTCCAATAGTTACAGCTATACCTTTTCTAGCTCTTGGGACATCTGCCATTTTATCTCTTACTTCTTTAGCCGCAACATCTCTAGGGTCAATAGGAGCAGCCATAGCTTTCGGAGCAGCCTGAACAGGCATATCTAACTCTGGTTCTACAATATCAGGCTGAGCAGCTTTCGGGCCTCCTCCTTGAGGAGCAGAAGTAGCATCAGTCATAGGAGTCATCATTCCTCCTGTTTGCATTTTTGGAGTGTAATCATCCGTAGATTTTAATTCAGGAGTCTCTTGAGTATCTTCAGGAGGTATAACACGTACTCCGTCTTCATCTATGTAGGGTTTTTTTACATACCCTTTTGGGCCTGCAGTATTAAATTTTAACTTTACCGGGGGGTCTTCTACCAGACTCATCATGGGTAAATACCCATCTAATGCTTCTACTGTTTCTCCTGCAGCAGTTGCTAAAGCAACCCCTATAACCTTTTCTATTAATTCATCTTTGTCTTTATATTTTTGACCTAATAAAGCACCATATCTATTATTATTTATATCTATACGACTTTCCTCTTTTATAATGTCATCTACATCTGGGTCTTCAATTATTTCTATTTCTCTATCGTCTATATACTTTTGTCCTAATTTAGATTTTGTAAGTGCTCCTAAAAGCAAATGTCGCATAACGTCTTCTGTTGCTCTGTTCAAAATAAGTGGTTCGCCTTCTTTTGTAAGAGTAGAAGGGATGTAATATGCATCCATTACAGCATCATCATCTCCTAGCAAAGACGCTCCCATTTTTTTAGCATTAGCTTTAACAGTTCTCAAAAAATAATCAAATCCTTTTGCTTCTTTTCTTCCGGGGTCGTAAGGAAATAGCGGGTCTCTTAGGTCCGCATCTTCTCGCATAGTATAATCATCTGTAGACTCTGGCATAAAGTCTGCGTTTGCAGCTAATCCGTTATTTGCCATAATAGTTCTCCTTTATTTGCTCTCCGCCATCATGACAACTTCATCACGCAACGTCTTTAATCTTCTTAATTCTCTAATTGCTCCTTGTGAATGGTGCAATACCTGAGTATCTTGTGCCTGTTCCATAATACGGTAATGTTCTTCTATTCTGTATTCCATATAGTCAGAAAGAGCATCAGTGTTCTTCTTTGTATTTACTAAAGGTAATAGTTTCTTTGCAAGAGTTTGTATCATTGTACTCTGCCCCCACCACCTAATAATGCGTTAAGAGCCGCGGCTCCTTCGGGTTCTTGGGGAGCTGTTTCAGCCGCACTAAATCCCTGTTCTCCCGGTACAGGGGCTGTTCCAACACCTATATTACCTCCTCCTCCACCAGAGGGGTCGTTAGGGCTAAGTCCCGGAGGTGCTTGTTCTTGGGGTTGTGGCTGTGGTTGCTCTTCTCCTCCTCCCGCAGCTTTAATAATCTCTGCTTGTATAAATGCTTCTCTTTCGTCATTAACAAATTTTTCAGCATCTAAGTCCATAGATTGAGCAAGTTCTCTTAGTACAACTGGCATTTTAACAAACGCAGCTAGATTTGGATTGCTAGCAAGCTGTATTAATTGAAGAAGTCTCTGTGACCTAACTTCATTTTTCATTAGGGATTCAGTACCACGAGCCTTAACTTCTAAATCTCCTTTAATCTCTGGGTCAAAATCAAATTGCATATTAAATGCATAGAACGCTTCCCCCAAAGGTTGTAATAAATAGTCGTCAATATTTTTAACAACGCTTTTAACACTTAGCTGAGCTGCCCCCATCAACATAGAGATACCTGCAGCGGTACGTCCTGTGCCTTGTACTCCAGTTTGTCCATGCGAGTATGAAGGTATTCCTGTTGCATCATCTGCCATCTGCCGTGCTTTATCAAACATCATCATGTTTTCGTTACTGACGTTAGGATACTTAGTTCCAAAGAGGGCTTGGCCGGGTGCTCCCCCCTGCCTTCTAAATATTTTACCGGGGTATACACTTAAGTCTTGTCCCGGGACTAGGTTAGTTTCATCAATCTCAAACACCAGATTACCGGAAAGTACAGCATTATCTACAGCCATACGCATAAAGCCATTCATAAGTGTCTGAGTGTCTGACATATTTTCTGCAAGCCCTACACCAAAGAAACTGTACGGATTTAACTCATAAGGGGATGCCATATAAGGAATACGTTTTGGGGTAAAAGGATTAATTACTAATCTTAGTACTTTATTCTGGCAAACCCAACAGTTTATCTGAAGAGTGTCAACATCTTTAAATTCTTTAGGAACTTCTAGTCCTGCTTTTTCGGCCATAGTCTTATCTAGGTTGCCCCAGAACTCTAGTACCTCAAAACGCTCAGAATCATAACTACTTCTATAATCTTCGAGGTTTGTTTCCCACCATTTACGAACATAGTTAGTACCCATCTCTATGGACTCATCTATAGCATCTTCCCTAAAGTAAGGTCTCTTTTTTAATGCCCTAACTTCAGAGTAACTTAATTTGTGTCGTTGTATTACAAATTCGCACTCTTCCATATTACGTGCATCAGAATCAGGATAAAAATTCCATATAGATACATTCTCTACTCGTGGAACAGTTTTTATTAAGGGGTCATATCCCCCATCATCATTCCAATTTGGGTATTCCTTTTCAAGGGCAAAAGGCCCTTTTAATATTCCTGTTCCAAACAAAGCCATTTCAAAGGCAGTAGAACGCAGGTGCTTAGAGGCACTTGACTCTTCCAACTGGTCAAGTATCTTTTTATGCATCTTCTTAGCAGCTTCTTGTGCAGGATTAAATGTTAAAGCAGTAGGTGTTTTACCATATCCGGGCTTTATCATATCTTCAACAGGAGCTAAATCATCTGAAAGACTTCCTAATAAATCCTTTTCTAGGCTGTCCTTAGTGGCTCCGGGAGGTAATTCTTTTCCATCTCCCTCGTACCCTCTTACTTTTCCTAAATCTTCTAGCATCTTATCGGAGTCTTTAGGGTCAAAGTTAACGGCTTCTTCTACTCCTTCTGGTACTCTAGTTGTCTCTATACCAATAGGAAATCGCTGTCCTGCAAACAGAACATCTGTTATCTGCCCATAAGCTGCAAGAACTTTGGTTTTAGTAACTTTAATAAATATCTTAGATTTTTCAGTTTCAGTAAATTGAGTATCCTGACTATAAAGACCTCTATATTGTCTGTAGGCATCTAACCACCTTTCTTCTTCGTCTCTTCTTCCTTCTTCTACTTCAGTAAATTTATTAGAAACGTATTCAGCTAACTCGTCAGAACCTGATTTTGGTTCAAACATTAAGCCTTCAATATTGTCTTCTTCTGCCATTATTAATACCCAAATGTTGCGTCAGCAGGTTGCCACGAAGGCGGAGTCATCCCAGTGGGATAATCAAATATTGACCTGCTAACTGGTCTAGACATTATACCATATCTTAAAGCGTCATATAAGTGGTCTTCTGCCTTTGTATCTACATCTTCTGAATTATTCTTATCCAGAGGAATGACTGGTAACTGTGCAATTAAATTGGTACAGCTACTAAATATCTCTATTCCTGCTCTGTCTCGTTCTTCGTCAATTTGTAGTCGTCTATGTATCTCATTCTTTCCTGATACTCTCGAACCCTTGCTGCGGTCTGACGGTCTAAAGCGACAACCTCGTTGTACCATCTGTTCTGCCAGAGATGGACCAGTATCCCCACGTTTGTGCCAAAGGCTACTGTCAAGCACCCCATAAGAAATATTTCCATCATCTGCTTCAGCCTCTAATATCATATCTGCTAGGTCAACGGCCAAAACTTTATTAACATATAACTCCCTATACACAATTAAGGTTTCATCAACTGGGTCTACAGTAAACCAAAGAACCCCGGAATGAGAGGAATAACCATAGTCGCATGCCCTAAACTTTCTCCATGAGTTAGGTATATTATATGGGTTCTTAACATGATATTTTCTATCAAACTCCGTAAATGCAGCTCCTTCAGCAACATCCCATGAACCCTCTAATAACTGTCTCCTTTGTACTTCTGGCAATGAAAGGAGCATTGCCTCGTAATCTCCTTGGTCATACAGATACGGATTATCTACTAGCCTCGCTGGGATAAATCTTCTTCTGAAAAGAGATTCCCCTGCTTTTGGGTGTCTAGACGGATATCTAAGTACTTCACCTGTCGTAATATCCGTTGCTGCAAACGCTGTGTTAGGTACAGAAGGGTCAATAAACATCTTCTTAACCCACCCATGACCAGGACCTCCGGGATTCGTAGTAGCCCGCATAAAAACTGGTAGCTGCGGGTCAACAGTTCGCAAACGAGAACGTAAATAGTCCCAAGCATATGGCGTACCATACTGAGTAAGTTCATCCACCCCGATATAAGTAAACGCTTGACCTTGATAACGTAAAACATCTTTATCCTGCTCCAGATACGTCATCCAGATTCTAGCTCCAGATGGAAACGTCCATTGACTCTTTTTTTCCATCCATTTAGCACCGGGAAATGCTTTAGGATAAATCTCTTGACTCTTGTGTATTAGTTCCCTAAGTTCATCATTTGTTCTTCTTAGTATCAACGCATTAAAATTTGCATTCGCACAATATCTTAATGGGTCAACTATTAAAGCAAAACTTTTTCCCCCTCCTGCTGCTCCTCCATACAAAACTTCTCTTTCTGGGGAAGCTAGAAAATCTGTCTGTGGGCCAGCGTTTGGCTCAAAGAGTATCTTTTCTTCGTCTTCTTTAACTTCTGGTACACCGTCCCCATAGTTAATCTGTTCAAAATCTACTTCGGGTTCTGCCTTTTTCTCAAGTCGTGCCACCTTCTTCTGAGCATGTGTCAACTTTAATCTTGCAGACCGTTGCTCCTTTTTAAGTTTGGCTAACTCCTTCTCCTCGTGTGTCTTCGGAGTATGTTTGGATGTTACCTTTTGCTTGAGCCTTGGCAGCACTGCGTTTTTGTTCAACATACCTTCTTCTGTCCGACCTATCCTGTTTCATTCTCTTCCAGAGTCCCATACCAGTTATCTTTTTTCCGGTATACTCTGTAAGCCACCGAGCAACCTCATTGTAGGACGAGTACTTTAGGTACTCTTGTGCTTGGTGTAGTGCCTCTAATTGTTCTGCTATCGGAACAAGAAGTTGCGGGTCGTGCTTTTCTCTTTTGTACCCCCACGGAACTTGAGGGCCATTTACTCTATAGTACCTATTAGTCGGGTTTAACTTCTGTGCTATTGTCATCAGCCGCCTTTGCCGGGAGTATAAATAATCCCATTGGTTTCTCGGATGTTACGTTTAACTTCTCTACCTTAGATAGCCCAACTCTATCTAGTATTTGTTGTGATGCTGCTAATCTCTCTCTGTTGCCTAGTGCGGTGGGGTCGTCTATAACTCCAACCATAGACAATACAGCTTTAGGTGCATTAACTGCCATAGCAAGTTCTGCACGTTCTATAATCTCAGAACGTAAGGACTGCACGATAACATGAGGCTTAGTAGATTCAGCGTATCCTGCCAACCTCATAGCTTTGGCATAATTCCCTTTAGCATCTCCAAATAGAGCATCTAAAAACTTTTCTTGTAATTCTGTTAATTGTTTAGGCACGTGGATTCTTCTTTCCTGCTGTCTTTGTTCTTGCAAAAGAACGATTTTTACTCTTTGCTTTTACAGACAACTTTTTATTATTCATGGGATTACCAGAGGTATGGTGTACGTCTTTGCCATCCCCCTTAGTAACCACTCCTCTTTTTGCCATTATAGCACGAGCTGCATTCCTACTAGTTCGCCTCTTTATTTGTCGAGGTCTACTGTGGTAGTTATCATACTCTTTTCTGTAATTTCGGCCTGCCATTATTTAGCGTGGACCTTCCTTGTTATTTTGAGCAGCGAGTATTCTGGCTACTCTTAAATCTTGGTCAGACAGCCCTACTCTACCTAACGTACCAGCACCTTTGGAGAATAGTCCAGAGGCCCTAGCTGCTGCTATGGCTTTTTGAAATTTCTTTACGTCTGCAGCACTCATACCCTCTTGTTTAGGTAAAGTGGTTTTACCTGCACGTGCTTTTATCATCTTCTTCTTCTTCGGGGGTCTTCCTACTTTTGACCCATAAGTTCCCGGTCCTTTTGGCATTATTTTCTCCTCTTAATGTGCTGTCCCAATTTCAAAATGTGGGCCATCTATGAAGGGTCTTCTTCCCTGACCTCTTCGTAAATCAATATAATCCATCATGGCTTCTTCCATAGTGCCATCCCATACACGAATATCAGGGATATGCCATGCTGCTCCCCATCTTAAGGGAACACCTTCTTCTTTTGCACCTGCCTTCATAGCATCAGCAATGTTATCATACAAGTTTAATTCCCAAGACGCATCCCCATTTACATATGCCATAAGGTCTACAGCGTGTGATGTAGCATCATCATCCATCTGTAATAAGTGCTTTGAGTTCATAGTCTGAGATTTCCCTGCTGCATACAGTTCTTTCTGCTCATCTAAAGTTCTAACACCGTATATTACACCGAAATCAATTTCTGTTGTTTCGATTGCTGACTTAACTACTGCTACTAGCCCGGGATTTACCCCCTCTAATTTCTTCAGAGAGCGAGTTGATAATGAAAATGCCATCTTTATTTTTCCTTCTATTTGAAAATCTGTTAAGGGGTATACGTCTGTTCCCTAAATAATTATTTTTAAACTTAATTAATTTTACAGGAAACTCGCCCATATAGTCAAGCATAAACTTGCCATGCTTCAATTATTACCTTTTACAACTTTCTGTTTAGCAGTGGGTCTTTTATAGCCCTTAGGTCCTGCTGTTTTAGGCTTATTGGGCTTCCAGTTAGGGTCATTCCGTCCCCAGTATTTTCCATCAGCACTATAATAATTTGCTATATTATAGAATATGCCAGTTTTTGTCCAATCTTTGTGCGTTTTTGGTGAAAAAAATCCTTTTCCATTAGACATAGTTTTATTTCCTTTTCTTGTTGTTGTAAAACATTCCTGTTTTACGAAAGTCTTTAGTTACTTTAGTGCCACCCTTGGCCCAACCTAGCCATCCTCCTACTTCTCCTGCTGAAACACCCGCACTAAAAGTTTTACCATCACTAGGATTAATCTCAAAAATTCTAACTTTGCCCCCTGATAATTTTTTATATTTAAGTCCTTGCGTGCTAGCAAGACTTATTATATCTGCTACATCTAGCTCACTATCTTCATATAAATTACTAAATCCCATATAAGACATATTATTTACTTCCTTTCTTATAGAACATTCCTGTTTTGCGGAAGTCTTTAGTTACGTTAGTGCCGCCTTTGGCTTTGTCGTAAAATCCTTGTTTTCTCAAATTGCTCTGATAAAGGTCAATTAA